GTACCTTTCGACTTCCTTACGGAGAGTTTGCATTGGGTACATACGACCATTACGATTCTTCAAGTCTCCTTGAAGGAAGATACCTTCAATAAACATAGACTTTTTACCGCCTCGCTCTTCGACGATAACTTCTACATTTTCGATTTCTTCTGTAATGAGTTTCATGGGTTTAATTAGTAAATCCTACTTTAACACCTTTGACATCAGCACCACTAGCAAATACTGTGAATGCTGGTTTCTTTTCTAGAATTTCTGCAGTACCTGCTTTGAGTGTGAATGTTCCCACTCCAGTACCGCCTCTAGATTCTTGAACGGTGATTACTCTGTCTGCAGCATTGGCATTATAAAGACGAACACAAGTTGCTTGGGTAAAACTTACCCCAGTACCAGCCGTAGTTGGTACACTAACCTCGTCTGAACCGAGTAGTAATAATCTATTCGACATTAGGCTCCTCTTCTGCTGTTGCTACTTCAGGGGACTCTTCACTTCCAACACTTCCAAAAAGACTAGCTGCTGCATCGGGACGGGTTGCGTCTACTCTACCAGCTGCTTTTGCATATAAAAGGTCTTTGATCTGGTCGCTAATATCTGCTGCGGAATTACCCGAAGCGATCATATTGACTAGTTCTTCCATCACAATAAAATCAGAGTTATAAACTTATTTATTAGCGTTTATATTTCCCCTTCCCCAGATTTAGGTAACTGGGCTGCTGTTTGTGGTTTTTCGGGTCCAGGGGGCAACTCTGGTTGACCTTGCATACCAGGACCAAAAGCTGCCTGTTCCGCACCTGAACCATCAGGAGCCATACCCATTGCAGCACCTTGCTCGAATTCCAACATCTGTTGGTTCGGGTCTGGTAAGACTCCCTTAGCTATTTCATCCTCTATTTGTTGATCTATTTCGACAATCTCTTGATCTCTCTGACGGAGTACTTGTCTTCTGATATATTCAGTAGAATAGTAGCGACCAGCATAAGGTTCAATCATTCCAAGAAGTCCTAAACGACCTTCTAATAATTCCTTATCTTTAAGTTCTGCAAAATGATTATCATATAAGAAGTCAAACTGTATATGCTCATTCATTACTTCCCAGTCTTGAGGAGTAATAATATTCTTAAGAAGCAATTGTGTTCTTAATAGATCTAATAGCAAATTAGCAAAACGCTTACGCAGTCTACCAACAAACTTACTAAACTTAAGTTCATCTCTTAGTATCTCTGATGATCTACCTAGATTAAATCCATCTCCAGAACCAGCAATTCTAGACTCAGGAATTGCTAATGATCTATAAAGTTTCTTCTGGAAGTATTCAATATCTGCTAGTTCTCCTAGATTCTGTCCACCAGGTAATGTAGTAATTTCAGTTCCTCTACCACCCTCACGACGAGGAAGCCAGAAATCTTCTAGCATACTCATCATTCTCTTGTCGTCTCTTATCTCACCACTGTTAGAATCATATACCAACTTGTTACGATAACGCATCATAACTTCACGCAGATATTGTTCTGCCTTTACCTTAGGTAAATTACCAACATCAATATAGAATATCCTCCTTTCTGGTGCTCTTGATAATCTATAAATTACAAGACTATCCTCAATCATTCTTAATTGATTAAGTGCCTTGATTGCTTTATGGAGATATGATAATCCAGTTCCTTTATTTCTATCTACCAATCCAGCAGTACAAAATGCTACAGAGTCTTTGGCAAGTTTAATTCCTTTTAACGCACTTCCTGCACCTGCTACACCAATGTTAGTTGGATACTGTGCCTTTGGTGTGTATAGAAAATACTCTTCTATTTCTGGAAAGTATACTTTGTCATTCTCATGCACATTTTGCATGTTGAATAAGTTACTCTTATCATCCTTCTTCTTCTCTTTACGCACATAACGCATTTTAAGAGGATCGATATATCGTAATTCCTGTAAACCGTCAGTAGGATTTTTTATGTCTATTACTTTATTGTAATATAATCTCCCATCTACATACCAATTCCTAAAAATCTCATGACTTTTTGTGTCGAAATCAAGAAGATCTTTAATATGTTTAAACTCATCTCTAATAATATTTTTAATACCATCTGATGCATTAAGATTCTCCAAGTCTATTTCTACAGGAGAATCATTAGTATCAGATACAATTGCTTCGTTAACAACATCTTCAACAGCATTATCCACTTCTGGATGTAATGCCATCTCACGGTATTTTCTAATCAGTTCATGTTCTGTCTTGTAGATTCCTTCAAGATCTACAACCTGACTAGAAAAACCACCCTGAATATAATAGTCAACCCCCGCCTCACCTGTTGGTGGGATGGGGGAAACTACACCCTTGGCATTCTTTTCTTCTTTATCCTCAATCGAGAAACCAAATAGTTTCGCCATTACAGTAGTCGTCTAACTTATATTTCTATTTATTAGACCACATCTCCACCATTTCCAGCAGCTTCCCACCACTGAACTTGTAGAGTAACTGTAAACTCTTCGATACTATCAGGTTGATCGTATGAAAGATCCATCTGAGATATGTTAGTTGGGAACACACTATAGAACTTATATGTTCTAAGTATTGGCATGTTCTGTGCAGACTCCTGTGAATTTGGAGAAACAGCAGATCTACCCAACTGATAAACAGAAGCGTCTCTAGTGTAATCTGCTGGATTTGTATTACCAGAAGTGTCTGAGACTTTTGCCATTGAGTTCATCCATCTTTCAAAGGAAGAACGAATAGCGAAATCTGTATCGTTGATAACGGAGATTGTCCACTCATCAAATGTTCTGTCTCCAGCGATCTTAAGAACTCGACCTCTGAATGGGACATTGATTGGTGTTATGTTAGATGCTGGTAGTGCAGCAGCTTTTACTAGGAATCTAGATTTTGCATCTAGATCGTTGACACTTGCGTCAACTACTCCATCTGGAAATGCAAGAACCACCTCAAACAGATTAGGTCTTGCAATACCACCCGACAACCTCGACTTAAATTTGTCGATTGTCCTATCGGCGGTCTTTGGGGGATTTTGATTAGCGATAGCCATTTAATGTTTACCTCTGGGTGTTTATAAAGATGTTGAATCAAACTCTACCAATAACTTCTTCAAAGCTAACACCTGTGCGTGTAGCAACGAAGGTCAGACCAATAAAGTTGATTGATCTGGAAGGCTTCACATAAATGTCAGCAACAAATTCATTGTTGTCGATAATCGCAGCAGTGTTATTTGTTTCATCGCAAGTAACGATGAAGTCTGTTATACCTCTCTTGGATTGTACATCCCTTAAGAAAGGTTCAACGATATTGATGAAGTTAATCCTTGTTATCTCATCGTTGAATTCAAAGAGTTGGTCTTTAGCAGCAGCAGCGATTGCTTTTTCTAGGAAGATAAAGAGACGACGAACATTAATTCTATCGAATGCTGATGCTCTACCGAGACCTGTCTTATCACCGAATAGGATGATACCAGCACCAGGTGAGAAGATGATTGGGTTTACTCTAGCAGAGTAAAGCTTGTCTCTTTCTACTTGGTTTGGGTTGTATGCCAACTTAACAGCATTGAGGATTGGTCCTCTTTGTGTTCCGCCTGGTGAGAACCAAGGGAAGTTGTTAATATCGTTTCTAGCACAGACTCCAGCAATGTCACCGTTTAACGGTACATAACGGAACTGCTTACTAAAGCGATCATACATGTACTTATAACCACTATCAAATATTGCATAAGAAGAAGAGGTTATCGCTGAGTAGAAACTTGTTACTGCAGATGTAATTGTATCTGACTTAAGTGTCAAATCTTCTCCATCTCCAGATGTGACTAGGAATGATCCTCTCCAAGGAGAAATACATGCCACGCAATCTTTTCTAAGTTCAGCAACAGCAATCAACTTATTAGCAAGTGCTTGAGTTTCCTCTTTGCCATGAGCACCTGACCCTTGAATTAGAAAATCTAATTCATAAGCGTCTTTGTTTGAAAGAAGATCATATCCCGTAGAAAGATCTCCAACTGTTACTTTAAGAGCATCGGTTGTATCGATACTTGTTTTTCCACCGTAATCTTTACCACCTGCAAGATCTACTACATAATTTCCAATCGAAGCAAAGGAAATATTCTCTGCATCCTGATCCCATGCCACATCAGACTTAGGATCAAAATCTGCATCTAGGTCAGTAGTAACAACTCCTGAAGGAGCACCACCACCAAATATATTGTCGCTACCTACTTCAAGAACTTTTCTCCAGTACTGTGCATTACCTACAGAGTAGATTGCATCTTTTGCTTTAGAAGTAGCGTTAAACTTGTCGAGAAGAGTACCTGCATTGCCAGTTACCTTACCTGTATCATCATAGACAACAACATGAACTTCATCATTCTTCGCATTTCTTTCTTTTGCGTAGTTAGAAGTTCCTGGTCTATCAGCTAAGTTATTCCACCAAATTTTCTCTCCATCTTTTAATGTAATGTATTGGCTATCAAACCAATCCTTTTCTCCAGTATAGTCAAGAGTACCAGGAGCAAATTCTTGTGCAGCAATATAACGAGCATCACCAGCAGTGATACCAGCACCTGTTAAAGCACTTAAGAAGTTAGCAGAACCAAAACTAGATCCGTAAGAAACATTACCTGCTTGCCAACCATGTTTGCCACTGCCTACAGAAGACTGAACATGAAGATGAATACCACCACTTGCATTACCAGTCTCACTAAATGCATAAACTCCACCAGGAGTATAGTCTACTGCAGTTTCAGTACCAGCAGCACTTATATGTGATACGACTTTAACTGAAACTTGACCAGATCCTACCTCAGTAATGACACCTTTAAGATATCCATCTAGAACTGAAGTTGAACCAGCACCAGCAATAACTGTATTAGCAGGAATTGCCTGTGTTACACCAAGACCAACTGTAAGATCAATTGGACTTAAACCATCAATATATCCTGCAACAGCAGCAAGACCGCCATTAGCAGTTGAGGAGAAACCTAAAACTGAAACTGTAGCAATACCAGTCAATACTTGATCAGCAAGACCGTCGATCATTCCAACCTTAAGACCGTTTGCCCATGAACCAGGACTCTTAGCAGCAACTACAACATTAGAAATGTTGTTCTCTGCATATCCTTTGGTAACATAATCGTCACCACTCTTAATTGTTATACTTGAAGCAGTACCTGCAAATGAATTCTTAAGTCCAGATTCATTTGAACGAACTACTTGTAAAACTCCACCATATGCAAGATAGGATGAAGCAGTTAGCCAATATTCATAATGGTTATTGTCCCTGTAAGGTGAACCGAAGGTATCAAGAAGATCCGCTTCTGTTTCTATTAGGGTTGGTTTTTCTACTGGACCTTTAGCAAAGGGAGCAACTAAACCACCAGCTTTTGTAGATGTAGGATCTACTCTACCGTTGGTTAGGTCAACTTCCTTAACAATAATTCCAGGAGATGCTAAATTTAGCGGCATCTTTTTCTCCTCGGTGAATTCTAAATTCCTTCAATTATTTATTGTTTAGGGTGTTTTCATCGGGGAAACAGTGGGTGAACTACCAGTCGGGATAAACCCAATTACCAGCATCTTTCTTTCTTTTAGTAAGCACTCTTTTTATTGTACACATCTTACATTCATAAGAATACGATGATGCCAAATTTCCTCTATCTTTATGCGTCTTATAAAAATCTGTCAATAAGTCTTTAACTTTACCACAAACTCTACACTTTCGTTCTTGAAGAACTAAATGACCTAGATCGAATTCTTCTGTGAAGTCCATTCTTTTAAAATCCAACTACTAGAATTTTGTTTATGTGTTCCACCAACCCCAAATGCAAATTGAACTCTAGGGTCTTTATCAAACGCATCAATCTCAGGTATATTATCTTGTGTCCTATCTCCACCATTAGCAAATAGAACATCATCAAATAATACTAATGCCTGTTTGATAAGAGATACAGAACTACTATCATCATCATTAAATGATACAGCACTGTCAAC